ATTTTTCTTTTGCTACAATAGACTTAGTTCATTAAAAAGGTATATAAAGTTCTGGGTGAGTGAATAATCCATTGGTGGTGGATAAACTACATCGAAGCAAGTGGGCTTGCCTAGGTGATAGAGGGGAAAAATTACAACATGTACACCAACGAAGTGGCTGTGGAATCAGCCAATCGGGAATAGTAGCATCTTTGCTCAATTGCAATTGGGTGGAGAAGCGAAGCCGATTTACGACAAGTTCCCTTTACAGGTGGGAAGTCGCAGGAGGCTACGGGTAGGTTACCGTAGAGTCTATGCAAAAATAAAAGCCAATAATCTGTGACCCTCTTGGCGGAAACCATAATCCGCCCCCAGAACTTTATATATCTTTAGGTGTACAGAAGGGGAAATTTTAATTTCCAACGGGGGAATAAAGGTGAAATATACTTGATTCGGGAGCTAATCACTCTCATGTAATAAACTTCCCCCTTCTTTACATCTACGTACTGTGGTATAATAGAAGCATTATTAAATAATTTTTAAAAATATGTTAGACCAAAACACACAACCAGGACAAGCACCTGCTTATCCAGAACAAAATCTACCAACAACAACAGTTGCTGAAGCACCTGTTTCTCCAGATGAGGCTAGTGGTATGTCTCAAGAAGAGATGAGACAAAACCTCCAAGATATGATGGCAAAAATTGATAGTAAATATCAAGATTTTAGTATGAAGAATTTTTCAAATAATACTACTAATCAAAAGTCAAAAAGCGAGACTCTTATAATGTTTTTTGATATGTTAAAACAAGCTGGGGTTGACCCAAGTAATGTAGAAGAAGTAAATGCATTCTTAGAAAGTATAAAGCAAAACAATCCAGAAATTTTTAAACAAATAGAAGCAATACTTAAGACTTTGATAGAAGGAGGTGATATGGTTCCAGCTGCGGAAGAAATACCCACAGATGGAAATACTCCTGAACAACCTACTCCAGAAATGGGGGCAACAACTCCTCAACCAAATATGAATATAAATACAAATGAATCACCACAACAAAACATATGAGAACGTTTTCTCCGAGGACGTCCCAAACAGTAAATCGAGATTACAAGTAGCAAATATTTCTGCGGATGGAATGGAGTTAAATGAATATAGATCACTTGCACATAATTTTCTAACAGAGATGTATTCTGATCTTTTTTTAAATTGTGTTAAGTTGTCGTGGTTAAGAAGAAAGTTTGTATTTTATGGAGCAAAAGCTGTAATACCAATGCGAAACAATTCCCGTGTTTTAAATAATGCTTTTACTAAGTTTTTAAGACGTCATATAGGGCATGATACTCAAATAATAACAAAAGGTAAGTTTTTTAGTAAATTAGAGTTATATTATTTTGATTACTTCTTTCCTTATTTTGAAGACGAGAATCCATTTACAAGTCCCCATTTGTATGAATTCCCATATAAAAATATTTCATTAGAGTTTCTTACGGTAGTATATCAATTAGAAGATCGTTTTGAATTACTAGAAGTAGCCGATGAGAAAAATATGTCTTATGCGGTTTTTTTAGACTACATACTAAATCACACCCTTTCAGAAAACGAAATATTAGGGTATAATAGGTATGAGTTAACACAAAGTGCAGATAGAAGACAACCATATTATATAAAAGATAATTATAAACTTTTAAAAGGTAAAAAGAAAAAAATATGAATAAAAAATTAAAACCAGTAGTATTTGTTCAGGGTAAATATGCATATAACAACCAGAACACTACTCAACAAATAATGTTATTAAAGGCGTTACAAGTAACGCAGGATCCTAAGAAATTAAAGGAACTTATTGGTGTAAAAACGGTAGCTGAAGTGTATAGAACACTAGATAAGATGGCAATGAGAAAAGAATACCATTCCTCGTTAGCTAAAAATGGGATAACGTTTGATTATGTAGTTAAGGGTATTAAGGCTGAAATAGATTCAGCTGATAAAGCCTCTGACAGACTCTCGGGATTAAATATGATACTTAAGTCTATTGGATTAGACAAGTATGAAGAAACTTCGATTTCTGGTGGGTCATGGGAAGAAACATTGTTAAAAATAAAAGCTGAAAAAGAAGGGCAAGGTGAACAAATTAAATTAGTTGAATACGAAGTTGTTGAACCAGAAATGCCTGAACATATAAGACTAGCAAAAGAAAAGGCTAATAAAGAAGCAGGACAAATATATGGATAACAGCGTAGAACAATTAGCAGATCCTAGGTTTTACTTGGAAAATTTCTGTAAAATTAAAGGTAAGGATGGAAAAGGGTTAGTTCCTTTTGTTCTTAAACCTGCTCAGTTGGATATCTTTAATGTTGTCCAAAGAAACAATCGTATTATAATCATGAAAGCTCGTCAGATTGGATTCTCTACTGCTATAACTGGTTATCTATATCACAAAACAATTACCACAGCAGGTGTGTCAACTGCTCTTGTTGGGTATAACAACGACCTTACTGCAGAACTTTTGGATAAAATTAAAACATTCTACAGAACAACTCCTGATGCTATTAAACCTACTATTCATTATAACTCTAAATTTGAAATTTCTTTCCCTGAATCAGATTCTAAAATTCTAGTGCTTCCTTCTACTGATAACGTAGGTAGAGGATATACGATTAACTATGCACTTCTAACAGAGGTGCCTTTCTGGGATAAGGCTGAAGATAAGCTGGTAACGCTAGAAGCTTCTGTTCCAATTAATGGAAAGATTATTATTGAATCTTCGCCTGGAGCTGTTGGAGATTACTTCCATAGAATGTGGGTATCTCAAAACGATTACGTAAAAAAAGAATATGGATGGTGGTGGAACTATACAGAGGAAGAAATTGAAACAATTAGAAAGCGTATGAACAACCCACGTAAGTTTAATAACAACTATGCGTTAGAGTTCTTGATCTCTGGTAGAGCTGTATTTACTCAGGAAGCTATTAATAAACAAAGAGAAGGAGTTCTTAAGGTTGGTGATCGAGTTAGAATGGAAGACGGAAGTGAACATATGGTTAGGGAAGAAGAGGGATTCAGAATGTATAAACCGCCACAAGCAAAACATTTTTATGTTGTAGGAGCCGACTGTTCCGAAGGTGTAACTGGAGGAGACTACTCCGTGGCTACTATTATTGACAGATCAAATGGAGAAGAAGTAGGTATGTGGAGAGGACATATTGCCCCAGATAGGTTTGCTAAGATTTTAGATAAATGGGGAAGACATTATAATAATGCATTAATGGTAGTTGAAGCAGAAGCACATGGAAACGTTGTACTTAATGTTTTAAAGAATTTAATGTATCCTTCTCTTTACTTTAGACCATCACGTTTTGATACAATAGGAAGTCCATGGTCAGATAAATTAGGATGGAAAACAACAAAGGTTACACGTCCTATTCTTATCGACGAATTTGAACAAATGACAAGAGAAGGGAATATTACATTACATAGTAAGGAGACAGTCGACGAAATGACAACATTCGTATATAACGATGCAAATAATATGGTCTGTATGGATAGTTATAATGATGACTGTATCTTTTCAACAGCAATTGCTTGTCAGGGATTTAAGGTTATTAGCGATAAACCGATGACCCAGCTTAATTACACCCAACATTTACCATCAGTTGGTTATTAACAATCTAATAGGACTATGTTAAAATAGATTTATAAATATATGCTTACACAATATTCAAAATATACACGTTATAATACTTACAACCCATCAGACTTCGGACCAGACGAAGTTGAATTTCAGTCTAAATTTATGTTATCCTTAATGGATGCTCGTCAGTATTTTTTACGTATATTAAAACCTCGTTTAGATAGATCTTATAAATTATATATTGCCTATAATGGAGATCGTCAATTACAAATTAAGTCTTGGCAGTCAAATATATTCGTTCCTTATGTACAAGCTGTAGTAGAAACTCTTATGCCTCGTGTTTTGGATGCTAGACCAGATTTTAGTGTACAAGGAAGAACTCAAGAAGATCAGAATAAATCAGAAAAACAACAACAATTAGGTGATTATATATGGGAGATATCAAGGATGGACAGAACCGTAGAGGATGTTGTCCGTTCTTCTTTAGTTTATGGTACAGGATATCTTCAGGCATATTGGAAAAAAGACGTAAGAAAACAGAAGTTTCTTAAAACTAAAGATTTAAGCAAGAAGAAATATGAATGGAAAACAGAATCAAGAACTTTTTATGATGCCCCAACAGCTGAATGGGTAGATAACTACTCTCTTATGTATGATTGGCACAACACAGATCGTGAATCTAAACAGTATTGGTTTAAGAGATTATGTTTAACTGCTCCTGAGATCGTTAGGCGTTATCCAAATGCAGACCCAGAGCGTTTGCAATTAGCTTTAAATAACCCAGGAGGTGATCTATCTGATTACGCTTCTATTCGTACACAGGTTAAACAAAACCAAGAACTTGTAGTTAAGGGTATTAATACTTTTAATGGAATAAATACATTTAATGGACCAACTTATGGATCTTTTGGGTATGGTAGTGATAAATATAAGACTTTTGGTGATCCTGAACTTCAAATGTATGAAGTTTTTGAATACACACAGCCATTCCAGGATATGTTCTCTGTTCACGTAGGAGGTGGATATACTCCAATCTTTAAGGGTGGATGGATGCCTATTCCTTATGACTTTAAAGAAGCAACATTCATTGATTTCCCTTATTTAAAGATTCCAGGTGAGTTTGAAGGATATGGACTACCAATGATACTTGAAAATCCTCAAATTATGATGAATATGATCAAGAACCAGCGTTTAGATGCTGCGACACTTGGTATTCACAAGATGTGGATAGTTAACCCACTTGCAAACATCAATAAAGAAGAACTTATAACACGACCTTTCGGTATTATTTACTCTGTTGACCCTAATGGTGTTCGTGAAGTTCAATTCTCTGATATAAAAGCATCAGCTTATAAAGAAGAAGACCTTCTAAAGGCTGATATGCGTTATGCATCTGGTGTTGATGACTTCTCAATGGGAGCAGGAGGTGGAGCAAGTTCAGCTACAGAGGTTAGACATCTTCGTGAGTCTACTCTTGAACGTGTCCGTCTATTCGTAAACCACTTAGGGGATGGATTTTCTATATTAATGCGTTACTGGATGGATATGTCACGTCAGTTCTTTACTAAAGATATGATTATTAGAATTGTTGGAGATGATGGAAAGGAAATGTTCCCACTTATCCAAAAAGATGATCTATGTGGTAAATTTGATTACAAAGCTGCCGTTCTTCCTTCTATTGCTGGACAACAAGATATTAAAAAGAAACAAGATATGGATCTATTCCAACTTCTTATTAATCTTCCATTCGTTGATCCACAGAAACTTACTCAAAAGGTTCTTGTTGATTGGAACTGGGCACTTGATTCTATAACTAAAGGAGAAGAACAACAAGCAGGAGCAATTGGCCCAGATGGTCAACCAATGGTAGGCCCAGATGGACAACCATTACCACCTGAAGATCCAAATGCTGGAATAACACCAGACACAACTCAATTACAACCACCAACAGCAGGAACAAAGTCAATTTCTCCAGAAGTTGCTCAAAATGCTCTAGCTATGTTAAGAGGTGGACCTGCAGGAGGAGCATCACCATTTACTCAAGCTGCTTCACCTATTAATTTAATGAATGCAGGTATGCCACCAACAGCTGGACGTATTCCTCTACCAACATCAAATCCAAGAGGATTAAATAAAACTGGTAAGGTGAATACAAATACAAGTCCTCATAGTGTTAATAGTAATCCTGAGTCGCAATTATTAGGTAGAGCAACTAGCCTTCAAAAAGGTAAATAATATGCCATTTAAGAGTTTAGCACAAATGAGGGGAGCATTTAGCGGGAAATTAGGACCTGAGATGAAAGCACATGCAAAAGAATGGTTAGCATCTACTAAAAATATAGATGATTTACCTGAACATATTATTCCCAAAAAGAAGAAAATGGAAGTTTTAAAGAAAGTTTTAAAGAAGCATACAGGTAAAGGAGGA